GTTGAACATTCTAAACAATCTTTATTTAACAAAAAGAAAATTAACAAAGGAACTATCCCTAACTATCACCATAGTGTGTTAGATAAGATGTATAGTAACTAATTATCACAAACAAATTAATTAAAACAAAATGAGAAAAAACCAAAATTTTAGTGCGGGTAACCCTTCTGTAACATCTACGTATGCAGGTGAAGCGGCATCGGATTATATCGCAGCTGCTTTATTGAGTGCAAGAACACTTGATAATCAGTTAATTACAATCAAACCAAACGTTAAGTACAAAGAAGTAATTCAGAAGCTTGATGTAAATGGAATAATCCAAGATGCTAGTTGCGATTTCGTAACTTCAGGTTCAGTTGCAATCTCTGAGAGAGTGTTGACGCCAAAAGAACTACAAGTTAACTTGAGTTTATGTAAACAAGAATTCTTAGATTCCTGGGAAGCATTATCTTTAGGATACAGTGCATTCGATGAAATTCCAAGAAACTTTAACGATTACCTAGTATCTTACGTAGGTGGTAAAGTAGCAGAAGCTACGGAAACTTCTATATGGACTGGAGATAATTCAGTTAACGGACAGTTCGGAGGATTTGAAACAGCTTTTTCTGCATCTGCAGCAACAGGCTTAAGTACAGAAGTACAAGCAGCAAGAATTGATGGAAGTGGAGCAATTGCTTCAGGTTCAATTACTGCAGGTAACATCGTTGCTAAACTAACAGCAGTATATGATACTATCGACCCAGCCGTATTCGGTAAGGAAGATTTAGTAATCTATGGTGGAACTAACGTAATCAAATCTTATCAATCAGCTTTATCAGGACAAGTTAATGTAGGTTCATTCAACAACCAATTGAACGTAGGTGAGAAACCATCTAACTTCCAAGGTATTGAATTAGTACTAGCACCAGGAATGAGTGCTAACACTATTGTAGCAGCACAGAAATCTAACCTGTTCTTTGGAACTGGATTGCTTTCGGACTATAATGAAGTGCGAGTTTTAGACATGGCGGATCTTGACGGATCACAAAATTACCGCATTATAATGAGGTACACTGCAGCAACGCAATTTGGAGTAGGAGCGGACATCGTTTATTACGGAGCATTTTAAGGAGACCCCTTAGAATAAAAAATAGATAAGGGGGAGTTAACCCTCTCCCTATATCTTTCATTAACATTAAAACAGAAAAATACTATGAGTTGTTTATTGACAAACGGTAGAGAAGAAGTATGTAAGGAATCGGTAGGGGGACTTCAAGGAGTTTACTTTATCAATTACGAATCAGGCTCTTTTGCTAAAAATGCATCTGGTGAGATTACATCTCTATCAGGTTCAACCGTATATTATTACGAACTTAAAGGTACTTCTGCGTATAACGAAACAGTTAATTCTTCTAGAGAGAACGGGACAACGTTCTTTGGACAAGAATCTACATTAAACCTAAAGAAACTTACTAACGAAATGACAACACAATTAAAAGTGTTAGCATATGGTAGACCTCAGATGGTTATATGGACGAATCAAGGAGATGCATTACTTGCAGGTGAAGATCACGGATGTGATTTAACTGCTGGTTCTATATCGACTGGAGCTGCATTAGGTGATTTATATGGGTATGCTATTACAATGATGGGGGAAGAAAGACTTCCAGCCGCATTTATTAGTGGTTCAACAACAACTAGTCCATTCGCTGGATTACCTGCTGTAGACCAACCTACAATAGTTGCATCGTAAGTATATACGAAGAATATCTTTATTAAAATACTAAAGGCTACACTATAAGTGTGGCCTTTTTTATGTCCTATTCAGAGATAATTACAAGATAAAGTATGTTTGTTATATATCTATACAAAACAAAACATCTATATATGTTATCATATTACATAAGCCAAAGCAATGAGTTCGTTATACGTACTGAGAATACTCAGAGTATAGGACCTGCTTTTACATCAAGTGAGGATTTAACTCTTGTACTTGATGATATGTTGACTCATACAGTTACTGAGTATCCACTTTCAACAGGTTCTTATACATGGAATCCTTATGAAAATATCTTTACGTTTTCACAATCATTAGAAAATGTAGTAAGAACAGGTCAAGAATTCTTAATGGATATAAGTGGTTCTGTGAGTGGTTCTATCTTTAGAGGTAGTATGCAAGTATTTGCATCTCAAAGTATAGACAAGGTAGTTTATACAACTCAGAACGATAAGTTTGTATCAAACGTAACAGACAATGAATATATAGTATTGAATAATTAATTATATGAAAAAGAACGAAAATTTTAGTGTTGTTAATTTAACGAGGGAAGAAGTTCCAATCGTTACAGAAGACTTAAGAACAAGGTACTCATGGATACCTGTGGGAATACATGCACAAGACGATTACTTTGACTTGTTAACAGAAGCTTACAACACTTCAACAACCAACGCTGCTTGTATCGAAGGTATAGCAGATTTAATCTTTGGTAAAGGGTTATGTACAAAAGAAGAAGAATTCAAACAACAGTTATCTTCATTAATACCTGCAGAGGATTTAAGAAGAGTTTCTTTTGATTTAAAACTATATGGTCAAGGAGCATTCCAAGTTATGTGGAATCTAGAACATACAGAGATAAAGAAGATGTATCATATACCTGTTCAAACTTTAAGAGCTAAGAAACTACATGATATGCATAAGGTAGAAGGATACTTCTATTGTCAAGATTGGAACGATCAAAGAAAACAAAAACAGAAGAAATATATACCTTCTTTTAATTGTAGTGATGAAGAGATGGAGATACTTTATATAAAAGAGTATGAACCAAATAGATTTTACTATTCTTTACCTGATTGGATATCTGCATTACAATACTCATTCTCAGAAGCTGAACTATCTAATCTACATTTAAATAATATCGAAAATGGCTTCCTTCCTGTGGCTATGGTAAATTTCAATAATGGAGTTCCAGCACCCGAAGAGAGAGATACGATAGAAGCTTTAATAGAATCTAAATTCACAGGTACAAAAAATGCGGGTCGCTTCATGGTATCGTTTAATGATGATGCTATTAACAAACCAACAATAGATACAATACCTATTGATAACCTTCATGACAAATATACTTATGTTGCTGAATACGCACAAGATAGAATCCTTGTAGCTCATAGAATAGTATCACCTTTATTGTTTGGTATTAGAACTACAAGTAATGGATTCTCTTCAGCAGCAGAAGAAATGAAAACAGCATATTCAATTATGCAAACAATGACTATCTTCCCATTCCAAAACCTTTTATTAAACTCTATATCAGAGGCATTTAAGGTAGGTGGTATAGGAGATAGGGATTTATACTTTGAACAACTTACACCTCTTGTAATCCTTACTGACACGGCTGAAGATACAGACCAAACCATTGATGAAGCACAGAAAGATGTAGATGATACAATGCAATCAGAAGAAACAAGTGAAACTGATTTCGAAGGTGTAGATGAAGCTATAGCTAAAGTACAAGAAACAATAAGTATGAAGAAAGCGAATCGTGAACCAATCAGATTCTCAGAACCATTCTTTGATAAAAATTATATATAATGGCAAAATTCGGATTACTAATAACAAGAAATGATATCATCAAGAACACACCATTAGGTGGAGCTATTGATGCAGATGCTCTGTTACCTTTCATTAGAACGGCACAGGAAAAATACATACTAAACATATTAGGTACTGTGTTGTATAACAAACTACAAGATGATATAGAAGCACAAACTGCATTTACAGGTATATACGAAGAGTTAGTTACTGATTATGTAAAACCTACATTAATTTGGTACGGATGTGTTGAGTACATTCCCTTTTCGGCAGTACAGTTCAAATCAAATGGAGCAGTTAAACAACAAAGTGAGACAGGAATATCACCTTCTAAAACAGAAGTAGATTATTTATTAAATAAAGCATTAAGTAATGCTGAGTATTACTCAACAAGATTACAAGATTACTTAATTGCATATTCATCACAAATTCCACAGTTCTTAGCATCTGTTGGTAATTCAACACAAATCTATCCAGACCAGAGTAATCAATACTTCGGAGGTATAAATTTATAAACATATGAGTACATCTAGTGAATCTACGGCTCAAAGTCAAATTGTAAAAGATAGTTCTACTAACTATTCTTTATACTATAATACTTTGAATTACTTTAAGACGATAATGAAGAATCATCCGTCTATTACTAAAGTAACTCAAGGTGATATATACAATTTTGATGCTACTGAGTTTCCACAATACCCTATAGGTAATGTGTTGATACAGGCTACAACCTTTGGTAAAAAGACAACTGATTATAAAGTTCAGTTGATTGTAGCAGATAAAGTAAAAGTATTAGAAAATAGAAGTGATGGTAGAACCAACGAACAAGTTGTACCATTCAACGGAACAGATGATGTGGTAGATATACACGCCAATACTCTTTCTATAGTAAATGATTTAACATCATATACACAGAGGAGTACCTACGGTTTTGAAATAAACGGAGATATAAGTTGTACTCCATTTGTTGACCGGTTCAATAACGGGCTGGCAGGATGGTCGGCTGAGTTCGACCTAACTTGTCACAACGATAAGAATCGATGCCTTTTTTTTTTAACTACTCCTAGCGGGAGCTACTTCGAAGTAGAGGATTGTGAAACAAACGAAAAGTACAACGCAGTACTTAACACGAGTGGATCAGTAGGACAAGTATTTGCAACTCAATACGTACCAAATTGGAAATTTGATTCTTATATGGAATCTTATGAAAATTTAAGGTGTTTTAAAATATTAGATAAAATAGAGGATAGAGATAATTGGGATTTCTATAACTTACCAGTCTTAGCAATTCCTTTTGATGATTTCATCACTTGTGAGTTATGTGAAAAATATATAAACCCAAAAATATGGTCTACAACACCAGAACGTTGGGATATCGCTGTAAGGAAATGGAAGTTCAGTTAAAAGAAATAATAAAACAATATGAGTAATTTAAGTAATTTATATATAAGTCAATCGTACTTTGGAGTAGTTAATCTAGAAAACTCTTTAGCAGGATTGCCTGCAGGTAATACACAACTTCAAGATGGAGTTGGAGAGAATCTTGGTATCATACTAAACTCAGGTAGTAATACTATTACCTTAGATAGAAACGTTATTGTATCAGATAATTTAACCGTTAATGGAACTGCTAATTTTAGTGGTTCAATAACACATACAGGCTCACTTGATGTATTAGGTGATATAACTGCAAGTGGTAACATTAAAGCTACAATAGCAAACTTTGATACAGTTAACACAAGAGTACTACATGTAACAGAAGAATCTGCTAGTGTAATATTCTCAAGTGGTTCTAACATATTAGGTGATGAAGCAGGAGATGTACAAACCCTTAATGGTACAGTAAACATACCTAACGTAGAGTTCTTAGCAGGTAACCCTGTTGATACAAATACACGTATTAATAACTTAAACTCATTTACTTCTTCACAAGAAACTATTAATATAGGTTATAATGCATTTACAGCATCCGTAACACAAAGTATTACTAACTTATCATCATCGATAGAAGTAGGACAATTAGTACAAGATGGAAGATTAAATAACTTAGAAACTTTTACAGCTTCATTAGCAACAAATTTTCTTACTTCTGCTTCATTTAACGCTTACACACAATCAACTGATAATAGATTAAATAATATAGAGATTATTACTGCTTCAATAGAAGTAGAACAGAATGTACAAAACAATCAATTAAGTAACTTAGAAGCTGCAACTGCATCACTTCAAACAGAGATAGATGGTTTATCAAACGTAACAAGTTCATACGCAAGGAGAGATGCGAATAATACATTTACAGAAAATCAAATATTTAGTGGTTCAGTAGCAGGAGAAGTTATTACAGTTCCAATAGTATCTTTAACTGCAACTATGAATTGTTCTTTAGGTAATTTCTTTAAACTAACTTTAGCGGCAAGTGCTAATACAGATATACGAGCTACGAACATAGTTCCTGGTTTAACAACTACGTTAGAGATAAACCAACCAGCTGGTGGAGTAGGTACAGTTACCTTTAATAGTTCATCATTAAGTTTTCCAAGATTCTCACAACCAATTGTAACAGCAGTAGCATCAGCTAAAGATATAGCAACTTTTGTATCCTTTGATTCTACTAAACTAAACGGAGCGTTAACAAACGATTTAATATAACATGTATATACCATCACTATTATATGGAGCAGCAAACTCTTGTGTAACCGCAAGAGGTACAACCGATTCAGGTTCATTTGCATCAGGTTCTCAAATTTGGAATTATTATAAATATTCAAACGTAGGTTCTGCTTCCTTTGAGGTACTTGCAGGTTCAACAGTAGATGCTAGAATCTTTATGGTAGCTGGTGGAGGTGGTGGAGGATATTCTCTTGATAATTCAATTGGTGGTTTATCTGCCGGTGGTGGTGGAGCAGGTGGTGTAGTATTTACAACAGCAAGATTAGGTACAGGTACTTATCCACTTTATGTTGGTTCTGGTTCAGATGCGGCCACTTTTGTTAATAGTGGTTCAGGAGAAGAGTCATGGATTGATATAGACCCAGCATTAATTCCTTCTTCTTATCTTTCTTACTTTACATCAGGTTCAAGATTAACTGCAGAAGGTGGTGGTAGTGGAGCATGGTTTACTGATTTAGCTAATGGATTCGGAAGTGGGACAGGAAAGGTAGATGCATCAGGTGGTGGTTCAGGTGGTGGAGGTATACAAGCTTTAAGATGGACTAATCCTGCAGGAACTGGAATTGTTGTTGGCCAACGTGGTGGTGGTAGAAATCCTCAAGGTAATAACGGTGGTATATCAGATGGATTTTTATGTCAAGTCGGTGGTACAGAAACTACTGCAACAGGTGGTGGTGGAGCTAAATCAGGTTCAGCTAATACAGATTGTGAATTTTCAGATGGATACCAAACACCAGGTGGTGAAGGAGAATTTTATAATGTTAATGGATTAGCTACACAATATGCATATGGTGGAGCAAGTATGAGAAGTGGTGTATGGGAAGCAGCTCCTTATGATTCAGGTTCTGCAGTTAGTAGAGTACCAGGAGCAGGTGGTTGGGGTACAAGTGATTTATATACTGCTACAACTGATAAAGAAAAAGGAGTAAAAGGAGAGATAGTACTAATCGTACCTATTTGTCAAACAGAAACTACTGAGTGTACAACATATACCGTAACAGGTGGAGCAACAGGTGGGAATCTTACATATGTACCATGTGGAGCAAATGATATAACATCATCCGCGATTGTAGCAGGAAGTACAGTAGATGTTTGTAGTTTTCCAATAACAGGTACGTATCCTTATCCATCAGGAAGTGGAACTGTAAATTTCTCAGCAGGAACTTCTTGTAATGAGTTTATTGGTTTACCAACAGCGAGTCTAATACCACCTTGTGATTGTAGAGTAACTAGGTTTACTGCAGGTTCAAGTGCAGGTTCGTATCTTGCAAGATACTATCCATGTGGAATCTCACAATCATCATATGATACAGATCAATTCGTTGCTTCTCAATCTATGGCTCCAAACGAAGTGTTTACAACATGTACTGTTAGTGGAAGTTTTAAAGGGATGTCAGGATTTGGTAGTACAGCTGTAATTTTAGGAACTTGTACATCTTCTTTAGCTTTATGTAACTAATATGAAAACACTAAAAGATATAGCTGGATTATACAGAAGTCTAGCAACACAAAACTTACAATCCGGTCCCTTGAAAGCTTTCAAGACAGGTAACCTCTACCGTAACGTATCCCAATACAACACT